CCGCCGCCACACTGATAATGTCGGTGTCGGAAGGATAATCAGCTACCGGCACGGCAAGATGAAGGCCATACCATGAATTCCAGTCCAGCAAAGCGTTAACCGCCTGCAGGAGGCTTTCTGCGCTGCCTGTTTCGCCAGTGGCCAGCGTTTTTGCCCAGCGACCGACATACACAAGAGTCGGCTGCGGTTGCTGGGAGAACCAGATAACAGCCGCTGCATATTCCTGGCTGTCTACACCAAAGTCATCGCCGACATCATCAGCGCTGGAGTAAAGGCGCAACCGCTCAGAAATCGGAATAACAGTTGAGTCGCCCAGGATGAGCATCGAGCCAAAATTGCGCCCCTGCGCGGCCCGTGCGGAAAGCGTCACCGTCACGTTAGTGATACGGTTAAGGGGAAGCCCTTTTTCCATTTTAGTCTCCGGTAACTATCGTGACGTTAGGGTCAACGACAGATTTAACGTTGTAGGTACGGGTGTTTTTGCGGGAAAGGGTCACGGCAAGGTCATACCGGCGCACCCACTGGTTGTTGATCAATTCGGGGAGGTTTCGTATATCATCAGCGCCCACCAGCGACAAACCTGCGATTCGTCGCAACGTATCTGCATTTTGATCTACAAATATTCCATCGCGAAACCGCGTGGCCATCCCGGAACCGCCGGGGCCATAGAAACAGAAAAGCACCTGGATGCTCTCCCATGACCATTGTTCGCTCTGCTCTTCGCTTAACTGGACATTTGCAGGTGTGCCGGGACGTGAGAGCGTGGAGAAGTTAAAGCCGCACCATGTTTCTCCGTTCGGCGGTATTTTTGACTGGGGATCGGTAAACCGGGGCAATACCAGGTTAACTGATATTCCCGTCACGCCTCTTACCCAGCGACTCAGTTGCTTTTCCAGCTCCTTATCGTAATCAGGAGCATCCCCGACAGGGGTTAGATACCCAGGCTCTGTGCTGTCGTTACTCAACGGGAATCCCTCCGTTAAACTCCAGCAGCTCGCAATGGGCCTGAACGAACCCGGCCCCGTATCGGGTGTAAGGATCGACAAAGGTCACGCGGTACCGTCTGCCGCTGTATAAAACGATATCAGCGTCGAGTTCTGGCGTTGAGTCACTGGCAGGCATCCCCTGAGTTAGCCTGAACTGGGTAACAATGAGGATGGCGCCATTGATGTTTTGTCCGGCGGCCATTCGCTTAGCTTCAAGCGAGCGGTCGACGGTTACGACGCCAGAGAACGGAATAGCCTGCGCGGTATTGGTCGGAAAATTATCTTCGTCCACTGTCTGCACCTGTCGATAACACACCAGCGACAGGTCGACAAAGTCCGGATCAAGCAGAACATCAGTCACATCGAGAAACGGCATTATTTTTTCCTCACGACATACTGAATCGCTCTGAAAAGGAATCCGCGGGCACGCAACGGCTTATCGCCAGGGATAGGCGGTTTCATTTCTCTGCGCTTCTTGATGGTCTTTTCAGATAGCGGGGTCAGACGATCGCCTGCCTCAATGACAGCCTTTGAGGCATCACGCGCAATCTGGCCTGCGGCTTCAAGATGCATCGACGCCACATCTGCCTTACCTTCAAGCGCAGACTGAGCGGCCAGCTTTAAACGCTCGGTCGTTTTATCCCGCGAATCCTCAATACCCATGTCCAGAAATGGCCTTGGCGGCAGAGTAACGGTCTCCCCGTCTATCTCTACGGTTGCCCCGGTGGACTGGAGATACCCCAGCTCAGCATTGCTCAGCGGCGCATCGTCGCGCGGAGGGCCAGCAGGGATACCAACCAGCACATCAGTGCCCGATAACTGCTTCAGCGCATCCAGAACGCTGCTGTAATTGTCTTCCCGTATCGTGAGCCCGCTTTTCATTCCGGCATCCCCAGTTGAACCGCTCCGGCACCAAACATCATCAGGTATTCCCAGAACTCTGATCCGTAACGGGAGTTGTTCCAGAAACCGGCGTTTGGGTCCAGGGTTGCGCTGGCGTCATAACTGGCAGAAACCTTATCCACTGATTTCGAAGTCTGTATGCCGCTATTTACCCCACCAGCAGTACCAACAGCAACGCCACGCATATCAGCGGCGTAAAGGTACATGTAGTGAGCAACATACAGCCCGACGATGTAGGGAAAGATATCCACGCCAAAGCGCGATTCACTCAACAGGGCATCAGCGAGAGCAAGCCTCGCTTGAATCATGGGGGGGGGGTACTTTGCTTCGTCAGCGAACTGCGGAAATGCTGCTCTGAACTGCTCAGGCGTCGGCAGACTTTGATTTCTTGCCATTGGCTGCGGTCTCCGGCAACTGCGCTTCCAGTTCAGCGATGCGCGCATCTTTCTCAACAATCTGCGCTTCCAGTTCAGCGATGCGCGGATCATCAACCACCGCTGGCGCTTCGCCATCTGGCGAGCAATGCGCTTTTACAAACCAGTGCTCTGCCACTGCGTCATCTACTTCATGGAAGCCTGCAGAGAAGGGGGTGATTTTCGCACCGTCGTTGAAATTGAACGCGGTCAGTACATAGATTTTCTTCATCGGAATTCCTTAGAAAGAAGCCCCTGTGAAGGGGCTGTATCTGGATTAAATGCCATCCATGTAGTTCAGGGTTTCCGGGTAAACCGGCTCAACCGCACCCAGCTTGCCGTAGTAGGTCACCAACTGATACAGGCCGCGATACTGGATCGGGACGCTCTGCAGCGGAACCATCGGGAAGCGCACAAACTTCTTATCGTTGGTATAAGCCACCATGCGATCAGTACCGCCCACACCGCGACCTTTCATCCATTTAACCGGACGAATGTTCAGCGGCTTGCCGTTCTGGTGGTAGGCGATGGTGTTCGTCTCCAGATAGGTCAGCAGAGACTGATTACCGGCGCTGGAAACGATGGTGCTCGCAATAAACGAATACTGTTCAGGCGGGATCAGCAAATCTTCCGGCACTTTGGAGTAAGCGGAACGAGCCCATGCATTGCTCAGTACCTGGTTAATGCTGGCGCGGATTTCGTCGGCGGTGGAGGTCGCCCACGTCTTGGTCGCGTTGGTTGGCGTTACCTGAGACAGGTTAAGCAGGCCTTTAGCGCCTTTCGCCGAATCACCAATATAAACCTGCTCATCGGTATCCATGTTCCACTTAAGCTGCATGCCATCGTACTTCTGGGTATCGATAGGACGCCCGACCTGTGCCGCAGCATTCAGTTCGATAACGGTCCAGCCAAGCTCCATGCCCCATAATTCTAGCGGGAAGCCCTTTTTATCGATATCAACGTTGACGCCTGCAATCGCAGTGGCCAGCGGGCTGATCCAGTTTTTACCGTTGGCGTTAGGTGTACCGGCAGCGGCAAAGGTGGTGTTGGTGAAGGAGCTAATTTCGTCAGCGATAGAAACGTCTTCACGCAGCTGAATATCACGGCTCCAAGTCTGGGAGGTCAGCGGCAGGTTCAGCGTTTGATCGAGGCGTTCCAGCTCGTGAATGAGAAAGGCACCAGAACTGTCGACTGTTGCCTGGTCAAATGTCATTGGCATTTGCGATTTCCTTAAATGTTAAAGGCCAGTTCAATGTTGCCGTTCGTGTCGCCGGGGCCATTGAAGTAAGCATTGGTGATCTGCACAGTGTTCGCGCCGTCTGCGGCAGCCAGGAAGGCACCTAACGGGCTGGATGCGGTCGGCGTTGCTACACGCATAAACACAGCACCGCCAAGTGCCACAGAGCTGGCATCAACACCGATATTCACTGTCACATAGCCACGCTTCATGCAGTCACCGGCAAAGTTAAACCCGGTACCAATCTGACGCACTTTGTCAGGCTGGGAGGCTGTCGGGTACGGGCGAACATAGATGCCCACAACAACAGCAGCCGTGTCAGCCGCTTCAATCGGCACAAACTTACCTGCGGAGAACTTCCCGGCGAGGCCGTATGCGGCGAATGCCTTCGCGCTGTCCAGTGTCTGAGGTTCAACCGTCAGATCCTGCGGACGAGAGATTGCACCGGCGATGCCTGCAGGCATCCGGTAGAGAAATGTGTTGTCCATTGGTTGCCTCGTTAGTGTTTAGCCCAGAGTTCCTTCGCGGCAGCGTTAATCTCCGCGATGGTTTTGGTTGTGTTGGAATTGATGTTGCGGAAACCGTCAACGGTCTTGGCTGCGGTATTGCGGTTTTTCGCCACTTCAGACACGGCATTGAATGCCATATCAACGGTCGCTTTTTTCAGTTTGCTGATATCGGCGTCACCCACGATAGAGCGCACCATCGCCTGATCGGCAGTTGCCAGAACTGAGCGCTTGAACGCGGTAGGCTTTGCAGTAGCCGGTAACTGAATGCCAGGCTGAATCAGATCGGCACGATACGCGGCGTCACCAGTAACGGCCCCCTCTTTCTCGTCTTTCTCGTCCTTCTCTTCGTCATCATCGTCCGCATCACCCGTTGCAGATGCCGGGGCGAGTTTAGCGACCGCCTCGATCAGCGCCTTACCCCACGCGGGGATTTCTTCATCAGCATCACCAGTCCCCGGAAGTGCTGGGCCCGGTAACGGGCTTTGCGGTGAGAGATTAATCACCACACCACCCGGCGTAATTGAAGAACTTACGTCGTCATCACCGGTAATGCTTTCCGGCGCGTTATCGACAAGATTCGCCATTTCGGCGGCGTCATTGGTTTTTCGGGCCTTTAGAAGCCGGGTAAACCAGTTTTTAGTTGTGCTTGGCATAGCATCCCCTATTTTGCAACGAAAGCCAGCACGCCCATTAGGGACGAGGGCCATATGGTTACCGGTTATCGCAGATTGAATTGCGAGGCCGGGTGAAATTTGTTCGTAGTCTGCGTCGTAACCACAGCTCACCTCATCATCGCCATCATCAATTGCCTGGAGTCCTTCAGGGCTTTTGACAATGACATCAGCAAGCAGAAGATCGGACTTGTCGCCCTCCCCGCGCCTGACGTTCTGAATGTGTCCGTGCGCCAGAAGTCGCCAGTTCTCAGGAGCAACAAAAATAATGTCGCCATTGAAATCTCGCGGGTGACCTATCGTTACGGCCATGCCTTCAAAGGACGCCATT